GAGAGCGTAGCGGCCTGTGAAAACGGTTGCGGCGCATACTGGGAAGATGAAGATTTTTCCATCGGGCAAGACGGGATGTTCTACGACAATAAATACACGGAGGATGGGCAGGCATGAAAGAAAAACAAGCAAAATCCAACCACGAAACTTGAAAACGATTTAAGCATATTTCAATCTTTGACCACCAAATTTGAAAAATGGAGGACAAAATTTATGTTTCCGCAGAGAAGAATGACGACCGACACCCCGGATGGGAATTACTCGCAGGCTCTCAACCTGTTCGTGCGCGGCGAGGGCGGCTGGGTGCAGATGCCCAGCCGGAGCATCAGCCTCAACGACTACATGAAGCAGCTTATCAAGGCACACAACGCAGATATTGACACCGAGGGAACGCCGGAGGAGTTCGACATGACCCTGTACGAGCACCTGTTCGACGGCCCGGAGACCATCGAGGGCCTGCTGGCGGAGCACTACACCCTCTCGTGGGCTCTCGCCTCGTTGCGCGACAAGCTCAAGCACTACGAGGACGCGCTCATCCCGGAGATTATGCCGGAGGGCTTACAGACCATCGACCGCGCCATCGGCACTTACGGCAAAGACGCCCAGCTCACCAAGGCTGTGGAGGAAATGTCGGAGCTCACCAAAGCCCTCTGCAAGCTCAAAGAGTGCAAGCGCAAGTATGATACCCCGTTTAACAGGGAGACGCAGGAAGTGTACTCGAACGTCGAGGAGGAAACTGCTGATGTTTTCATCATGCTGGTGCAGCTCTTTGCAATTTTTAACCCCCATGAGCTGGTAAACATCACGAAAATCGTATGGGATAAGCTCGACCGGCTCAAGGACAATCTGGACAAAGAAGCAGCAAAGCAGGAGGCCAGCGATGCCGGAAAAAAGTGAGTTCGACAAGGCACTCGGCGAGCTGCACGACCTGACCGAGTGGGAGGACGCGGAGGCAGCCATCCGGGAGCTCCACGCGCGGGGGCCGGAAATTGAGCGGCTCTATCTCGACAGCAAGATTCTCCCCGGAGAGCTGCGAGCCCTCGTTATGGTGAGTAACTGCCTCGAGCGTGAGTTCATCCATCGGCAGCTTGCCACCGGGCAGCCGCTTCACATGAATGTTTTATAGGAGACAGCACAATGAGCGATGATGGTATGTTTTGCCCGTACAAGAAAAGCACGAAACGGGAAGTGAGCTACTCGTGGATTAGCCGGACCGAGATTACAACGGAGCGTTTCGGCTGGTGCTCGGAAAAGAAGTGCATGGCCTATGAGAATGGCCGCTGCAAGCGGCTGGAAAGAGAGGGAACCCAGTGAAGAAAAGAAACTGCCGGATGACCGGCGAGGAGAAGAATGTGCATGAGCGCGCCGTGAAGCTGCGCAAGATGACCGACGACAAGCTCGTGGAGCACATCGACCACATCCGGGAAGAGGCTTACAACACCGGCTACTCCGAAGCCGAGGCCCAGCGCGCATCGACCCCGGCCCCGGGCAAGACCCTGCCACAGCTCCTCGAACAGCTCGACGCCGGAGAGTGCAAGGGCATCAAGAGCGCGACCGCCTACAAAATCGCAGAGTTCGCCCGAGAGCAGGGCTACCTCGAATGAGCGGCCCGGTAAAGGACCCGCTCCGGGCCTTGCAGGGAGCGCGGAGCCGCGCGCAGGGAGGGAGGCTGGAAGAACAGGTAGAAGCCTCATGCGCTCTTTTGACAGAGACGGGCCGAGCCGACATAAGCAAGACGCCGGAGCCGATGAAACCGGTGAGCCAGCCGAACAAGTCGGGGCAGTTCCGCGCGGTGTATACCAAAAAGGCGGAACCGGATTTCAAAGGCGTCATGCTCGGAGGCCGCGCGGTGATGTTCGAGGCAAAGAGCACCGGGACGGGCAGGCTAAACAAAGACCGTGTACTACCGGAGCAGGTCAAAAAGCTCGATTCTTACACAGCCCTCGGCGCGCACTGCTTCATCGTTGCCACATTCGACGGGCTGCGAGTATACAGAATCCCGTGGACGGTCTGGCGCAGCATGAAGCAGCGATACGGCAGGAACTACGTCACGGAGGCGGACATCAAGGAGTACGCCGTGCGGTTTGGCCCGGGATTTACCCCGGACCTACTGCGTGGCATCCCGACGATGTACGACATCAACCCGCTTTCCAACGTGAGCGATGTACTCACGGCGTTTTGTGGGATGCCCTACGGGACGCAGCCCGAGACGGAAGAGTGGCGCGCGGCCGTGTACAGATTTAACCGCTTTATGAACTGGACGACGCCGGAACGCTTTGTGCTAGTGGACGAAATACGGAGGGAACAGCCGAACATGGAAAACCCGATATTCTCGTTTATGGGCGTCCCCATCACGGAGGACAGCGCAGGCAAGCTCAAAGAGGCCATGAAGAAAAGCGGGGTCTCCGCGCTCGAAGTGGCTGGAGTTTGCGAACGCTTTGCAAAAATCGCCCGGGCCACACTCGATGAACTGCCGGACGGAATCAAAGAGGAGGAACGCGATGACTGAACAGGAAATTGTGATGATGGCCGCAGAGGTGGCGGCAAAGGCGGCTGTCGCTGCCGTTCGGGCCATCTTAGGGAAAGAGATACAGGAGAGCGTCGAGGCCGCTGTGACGGACGCTGCCCGCCTCGGAGCGGAGGCCAGCATCAAGGCCGTGGAGCAGGAGCGCAAGAAGTTCCGGGACGGCCGGAGCGACCGGAGATTCCGCAATACCAAGCTCCTGCTGCGGAACTATACCGTGCTCAACGCCAACTGCTCCCACGCAGTATACGACGCGGCCAGCGCGGCCACCGGAGAGGAGAGCGTCGAGGAAATCGTGGAGGCACTGGACGAGCTGCTCGAGGAGAATCTCAAGGTCGAGAGTATTATGAAGTCGGCAGCCCGGACGCAGCTTATCATGCGCCATGTGAACAGGATGCTCGGAATCTACAAGGTCGTCTGCGAAAACAGCGTAGACGAGGGCGAGCAGAGGCACTACCGCGTCATTGAAGCCCTCTACCTGAGAGACCGGCCGCTCTCACCGACGGCCGTAGCGGAGCGGGAAAAAATCGACAAGCGGACGGTCTACAAGGATGTGGACGCGGCTTGCGCCACGCTCTCCGCCCTGATTTTCGGCATTGACGGCATCAAGAAAGCCTGACGGCACGAGACGGACGACCCGTTTCGGGGCAAAAACGCGGCATTGACAAGGCACTATACGAGTGCTAAACTACAAAATGTAGAATACCAACAGCAAAAAGAAATCCCATAAACCCATAATTTTTTCTCCTATTTGACGGGAGCCGCCTTGCGCAGGGCGGCTCCTCTTTTTTATGCGCAGGAGCGACCCGAAACGGGTCAAGGAGGAACGGCAGATGAAAATTATCACTCTGCCGGTGAGCGACCTCCATCCGGCGGACTACAACCCGAGAAAGGACCTCGCACCGGGCGACAAGCAGTACGAAAAGCTGGCCCGGAGCATCGAGACCTTCGGCTACGTTGAGCCCATCGTATGGAACCGGACCACCGGCAACATCGTAGGCGGCCACCAGAGGCTCAAGGTGCTGGTGCAGAAAGGCTACACCGAGGTACAGGTGGTAGAGGTCGAGCTCAACGAGCAGGAGGAGCGCATCCTCAATGTTTCACTCAACAAAATCTCCGGCCGGTGGGACAACGAGAAGCTCACCGCGATTCTGGACGAGCTGAAAGAGCAGGGCGAAATGGCCCTCACCGGCTTTGATGACTGGGAGCTCGATGCTCTCAAGGTTACATACGACCACATCGAGGACCTGCTGAACGAGGACTTCTCCGACACCGGAAAGAGCGAGCCGAACAGCTACACCATGACGTTCACCCTGCCCGAGGAGGTTCACGAGGCGATGGACAAGTACATCGACGAGAACCCCGCAGGCAAGGTTGAGCTGGCGCAGCTGCTCGTGAACAAGGCAAAGGGGCTTATCTGATGGAAATTATCAAAAAGAGAATCGCGGACATGGAGCGCGCGGAGTATAACCCTCGCGTGGAGCTTATGCCCGGAGATGACGAGTATGAGAAGCTCAAGAGGAACATTGACAGGTTCGGCGTGGTAGTCCCGGTAATCTGGAACAAGCGCACGAACCGTGTCGTGTCCGGCCACCAGCGTCTCACCGTGCTTATGAACGAGGGCGTCACCGAGACGGACGTATCTGTTGTTGACCTCGACGAGACCGCAGAGAAGCAGCTCAACATCGCCATGAACAAAGTAACGGGCGAGTGGGACGAGGTAAAGCTCAAGGAGCTGCTGGACGGCCTCGGCGACGCGGCCCCAGAGACGGGATTCGACCTGTACGAAATCGAGGCCCTCGAAAACAACGTGGACGCTCTCGTAGACGGCGACTTTCTCGACAGCGAGCTCAAGAGCATCGAGGAGACGTTCAACATCTCGCTCAAGTTCAGCGCGGAGGACCGCGACGTCCTGAAAGAGTACATAAAGGACAACGGCAAAGAGGACCTTGTTGCCGTCATCGTCCAGAAGATTAGAGGTGAGATTTAATGGGCTGCAAATGCGGGAGCCAGATTATTCTCTGCAACCTGCCTGTGCGTTTCGACACCTATCGCGGCTGCTCACACGGCTGCCGGTACTGCTTCGCACAGAAGAAGAACGACATTAGCCACATCGAGCGCGACGAAAGCGTAGACGGCCTGCGCTCCTTTATCGAGGGCAAGCGCGGCAACGAAACGGAGTGGTGCGACTGGAACATCCCCATCCACTGGGGCGGCATGAGTGACCCGTTCCAGCCGGTCGAAAAGCAGATTCGCGCCAGCTACGAATGCCTCAAGCTGCTGGCGGAGACGAAATACCCGTTTGTGGTGAGCACAAAGGGCCGCCTCGTTGCGGACCCGGAGTACCTCGACCTGTTGGCGCAGTGCAACTGTGTGCTGCAAATCAGCATGGTGTGCAGCAAGTACGACCGCCTCGAACGCGGGACGCCCAGCTACGAGGAGCGGCTCTCCATCCTCAAGACGGTATCGGCCAGAGTGCAGCGCACCATCGTCCGCATCCAGCCGTATATGCCCGAGGTGTTCCATGACGTTATGAAGAACATCCCTCGCATCGCGGAGGCAGGAGCCTACGGCGTCATCGTGGAGGGCATGAAGTTCTTCAAGGCCAAACCCGGCATGACGAAAATCGGCGGCGACTTCTGCTATCCGCTGCCCCGCCTCCGGCACGATTTTGAAGCCATCAAGGCGGAGTGCCATCGGTACGGCCTGAAATTCTACAGCGGCGAGAACCGGCTCCGCGCGATGGGCGACAGCATGACTTGCTGCGGCATCGACGGCCTGCCCGGATTCCGGCCGAACGAGTATAACCTCTGTATGCTGATGAACGGCAAGAACCCGGAGCCGACGGAAAAGATGAAAGAAGTCGGGACGGGCGGACCGTTCAAGACGTTGAACCAGAGCGCAGGCAGCGGGCGCAAAATTGCAAAGCAGAGCTTTTACGGCCTGATGCAGGAGGAGCTTGCCAAAAAGACCGACTACCACAGAAAGGTGTTTGGACTGGATGAATGAGTACAGCCTGACGCCGGTTCAGGAGGTAGACGGGCTGCACATCAAGCGGGATGACCTTTATGCCCCGTTTGGCCCCGGAGAGGTGAACGGAGGAAAGCTCCGGCAATGCGTGATGCTGGTGAACAGCGTCAAGAAGGACTACAAGAGCCTGCTGACGTATTGCAGCATCCACTCCCCGCAAGCACCCATCACCGCAGCGGTTGCCCGGGCAAACGGGATGCCGTGCAGAATCGTGTACGGCGGAACCACCCGGGAGAGCGTTGCGGCTCTGCCTATGCCCCGGCTGGCGATGAAATATGGGGCGTCCATAGTGCTCGCAGCACGTTCCGGCCGCCACAGCATTTTACACGCCCGCGCAAAAGAGCTGGCGGCGCAGGAAAACAGCTTTATTGTCCAGTACGGCATCAACATCATCGGGTACGGCGACACGCTGCTAACCGCAGTTGCGGCGCAGACAGAGAACCTCCCGGACGATATAGAAAACCTCGTGATGACCTGCGGCAGCGGCATCACCGCCACCGGCGTGATGATAGGACTGCACAGGTACGGGAAACGGGTCAAGAGGATGCACCTCGTAGCCACGGCCCCGGACCGGCGCGGATTCATCCATGAGACCCTCAAAAAGTACGGCGCAGACCGAGAGTTTGAGTACCACGACCTTTTCCACAGCCCCGGATTCGTCTATGAGAAGTCCGCAGCGGCTACATGGGGGGGCATTCGCCTGCATCCTCATTACGAGGCAAAGACGATGCAGTGGTTTAGAAGCTCCGGAATCTCACCGGAAAGCACCCTATTCTGGATTACGGGCGCGGAGCCTCGCAGCCCGGGACAGAGCTGAAAGTGAGGAGAGGAGGACAATGCCGAATAGGACCAAAGACGACCTTTGGGAGCGTCAACCGGGCGAAAGCGCGCAGGCCTACGAGGCATTTGCCATCTACCGAGACATGGGCTCAAACAGGAGCCTACGGGTCGTTGCCGAACAGTTATCCAAGAGTGACACGCTTATCAAGCGTTGGAGCCGCGAGAAAAAGTGGGGAGAACGCTGCCGAGCGTATGACAACCATTTGGATGACGTAGCCCGACAAGAGGCACTCCGAAAGTACAAAAAAATGAGGACCCGCCACATCGGCATCGCCTTGCAGCTCCAAGAGAAAGCCCTCGCGGAGCTCAAGAATCTGCCGGACGGGTCGATGACGCCAAAGGACATTATCCAGTTCCTCGACAAGGCCACAGAGCTTGAGCGGGATAACCGGATGGAGGAGGCAGGCGTCACGGCCGGAGGCAAGACGGCAGAGGAGCAGGAGAAAACCACACTCTCCCTCGCCGATGAAATCGCGGCCGCATACGAGAACCGGAAACGAGGAGAACAGACATGATGACCCAAGAGGCTATCCTGTACTACGCAGACCACCCGGCTGATTTTGTCGAGGACCTGCTCCACGTTACGCCGGACAAGAACCAGCGCGCCATATTGGATTCTGTGGCAAAGAACCAGATGACGAGCGTCCGCAGCGGCCATGGCATCGGCAAGAGTGCGGTCGAGGCATGGACCGTTATTTGGTTTATGTCAACCCGACCGTTCCCCAAAATCCCTTGCACAGCCCCGACGCAGCATCAGCTATTCGATATTCTGTGGGCGGAAATAAGCAAGTGGCTGCGCAACAATAAGGCCCTCGAGCGGGAGCTGATGTGGACAAAGGAAAAGGTCTACATGAAGCAGTACCCCGAGGAGTGGTTCGCTGTGGCCCGAACGGCCAGCAAGCCGGACGCCCTGCAGGGATTCCACGCTGACGACATCCTCTACATCATCGACGAGGCCAGCGGCGTGGACGACAAGGTGTTCGAGCCGGTGCTGGGCGCACTTTCGACGCCCGGAGCGCGGCTGCTCATGTGCGGAAACCCGACACAGTTGTCGGGCTTTTTTTATGACAGCCACCATAAGAACAGAGGCAGCTACACCACATTCCATGTTGACGGCCGGAACAGCAGCCGCGTCTCGGACGACTTCGTCAAAACCATCATCCAGATGTACGGCGAGGATTCGGACGTTTTCCGTGTTCGTGTCGCCGGAGAGTTCCCCTGGCAGGAGAACGATGTTTTCATCCCTCTGCCGCTCGTCGAAAAATCCATTATGACCGAATGGACGGAACCGACAAAGCCCGCCCACATCGACATCGGCTGCGACGTTGCCCGCTACGGCGACGACCGCACCGTCATCGGTTACAAGGTGGACGAAAAGGCCATGTTCTACAAGCGAAAGAGTGGGCAGGACCTTATGCAGACGGCCGACGACATCATGGAGCTCGGCCTAAAGCTCATGGAAAAGTACCGGTTCGACAAGGCTATCCCCATCAAGATAGACGACAGCGGCCTCGGCGGCGGCGTCACGGACCGTCTGCGGCGCGTAAAGCGCGAGCAGCCGGAGCGGTTCTGGTGGATGGATATTATCCCCGTTTACTTCGGCCAGCGCATACACCATGACTTTTACTACGATAGCACCACCTACATGATGAGCGTCGTAAAGAATCTACTTGCACCGCAGACGCCGGAGGGCGCACAGAAGCCCGTCCAGCTCATTCTCCCGAACGATAACGACCTCGTCGGCCAGCTTTCCACACGAAAGTATTCCATGACCGACGACGCCAAAATCCGCGTGGAGAGCAAGGACGCCATGAAAAAGCGCGGGATGCACTCGCCCGACGAGGCCGACTGCATCCTCCTGTTGTGCCTGCCGGTCAAACCCAAGAGGAGAGGAGACGTTAAGAAGTGAGCGACAAGAAGCAGCCCGCCCAGCAGCGGGTAAACGTCCGCATCGTTAAAGCGGACGACCCGGAGCAGCGCGGCGGGATGAAGCCCATCGCCAAAGCAGACGGCTCCCTGCAAATCTCGCCGGAGGAGGCGTGCACGGCAGGTATTTGGACAAAGCCGCCGTTCGACCTCCGAGGGCTTTCCAAGATGGTGGACGAAAGCACCATACTCCCGCAGTGCATCCGGGCCTACAAGTCCAACATCGCCGGATTCGGAATTGACATCCGGTACAAAGACGACTTTGCAGACGCGAACGAAACCCCGGAGATGAAAGCAGAGTGGGACCGGGCGGTGGAGGTCGTCGAGATGCTCAACATGGAGCAGGAGAGCAACGAGCTCTTTGAGGACATCGTGGAGGCCCGGGAAACCTACGGCTGCGCCTACGCAGAGGTCATCCGGGACATGGATGGGAACGTCATTCAGCTTGAGTTCATCGAGGACACCCCCAGCGTGGAAAAGAGCCGGAGGCTGGACCCGCGCGTCGAGGTGACGTATTTCCACCGAGACCACACCGAGAACCGCATGAGGAAGTTCCGCAAGTATAAGCAGACCGTCAACGGCAAGACGGTCTACTACAAGGAGTTCGGAGACCCGCGAATCATGGACCCGACGAGCGGAGAGTACGTCACCGAGCTCGAGTTCAAGAGCCGCGCCAACGAAATAATCGAGTTCGCCATCGGTACCGCAACATACGGCAAGGTCCGGTGGGTTGGTTCCATCCTTACCGTAGATGGGGCCCGGAGAGCGGAGAGCCTCAACAATAACTATTTCCTGAACGGCCGACACACCCCGTTGCTGATTATGGTGAAAGGCGGCAGCCTGACGGACGATAGTTTCGCCAAGCTCAAGGAGTACATGAACGGAATCCGAGGCGAGGCGGGCCAGCACAGTTTTATGGTTCTGGAAACGGAGGCGGCAGACAACCGCACCGGATTCAACGCCGAGAACCGGCCGGAGGTCGAGGTCAAGGACCTTGCAGCTATCCTGCAAAAGGACGAGCTTTTCCAAGACTACCTCGAAAACAACCGGCGGAAGGTGCAGAGCGCGTTCCAGCTCCCGGACCTGTACACCGGATACACGACGGACTTCAACCGCGCCACCGCGCAGACCGCCATGGAAGTGACCGAGAAACAGGTATTCCAGCCGGAGCGGCGGCGTCTGGCGTGGGCCATCAACAACAGGCTGCTCAACTGCTATCAGTTCAAGTACGTCGAGGTGTTCTTCCGCGCGCCGGACGTTTCCAACCCGGACGACCTGTACAAGCTGCTGACCGTCTGCAACAACGCTGGCGGCCTCACCCCGAACAAGGCAAAGAGCGTCCTGTACAAGGCCCTCGGCGAGACCTCGGAGGACTTCCCCGAGGAGTGGGGCGACATTCCGCTGGCGTTTACCAACGCACAGCAGCGGGCCGCAGCCATCACCGTGGCTGGAAACGGCCCCAGCGTGGCGCAGAATGGCGGTTCTGACGCTGGCAAGAAAAACACACAACCGGAGACAAAGCCCGCACAGAACGCCAAGCAGGGCGGGCCTAGCGTAGAGGAACAGCTCGACGGCCAGATTCAGAAAGCGGCAGCCGCTAATGAGACGGAGCTCGTCGCCGTGATGAAAGAGGTCCGCCGCCTGCTGGCTGACATGAAACAGGAGGAGGGCGACGCGGAGTGAAGTGCTTACGCTGCGGACCCCTAATCAAGGCCATCGACGCATACCTCGCCAAAGCAGAAAACGACCTGTACGAGCAGCTCACGATGGAGGGATACCTCAAGGCAAAAGAGAGCCTGAACACCGTGGACGAAATCGAGGAGGTCGTGACGAAGCTTCTCGAGGACAACGCCGACGACCTGTTCAAGGAGCTGGCGGACGCCATCGACCTTGAAACTTTCTTCAAGGACAACTGGCCGAAGTTCAAGAACAAGAGCAAGCTGGCGCAGGACCTTTTCGACGTTTTCCATACTCAGTTTTCCACCATCATGCCGACGTATGTTGAGGCTTACGTCCAGAAAACGGATGCAGAACTCACCGTTACGAAGCTCACCAAACGGACAACCGATTGGATAAGCTCGTGGAGCAGCGACCTCGCCGACATTATGAAGCTGGACACCGAGACCGAAATCGAGGCAGTCCTGAAAAAGGGCCTGAACGACGGCAAGGGTATCAACGACGTCGCAAACCTCATTGCAGACAGCGGCATCCGCTCCCCGGGCTACCGCGCGCGGCGCGTGGCCCTGACGGAGGTACTCCGGGCGCACGGCTATGCGCAGCTCGAAAGCTACATCCAGAGCCCGGCCGTCGAGGAGAAGATGTGGAAACACACCGGAGCATACCGGAACGACCCGAGACAGAACCATGTGGATATGGACGGCGTCCGCGTCCCGAAAGGGCAGCCGTTCACCCTGATTGGAGCTGACGGAAATACCTACTACCCCATGACCCCACGAGACGTCTGCTTGCCGCCGAGAGAGAGCGTCAACTGCCATTGCCTTTTGCAGCCGGTAGTTAGTGAGGAGGTGCTCGGCCTCTCCCTTGAGGAGCGGCAGGCCCTCCAAGCGCAGGCCATCGCGGAGGACGACGGCGAGTGGGAGAAAGAGCTCGACGCGCAGAACAAGGCGCGCGCAGGCATCAACGAGGAGGACTACACATGAAAGTTACCATCGACGAAGCCCGAGTTGGAAAGCAGCCTATTCTCAAAATCGACGGCATCGAGCTGGCGAACATCGTAAACGGGTACACCCTGCACCATGACGCAGGACAGCCCGCAACGCTTGAATTACGGATTGCATTCGGAGCCGATTTATCCGAGATTGAGGCTCTGATTGAGAACCCCAACGTCAAAATCATTATGCCGGAGGAGGAGCCCCATGTGGAAAGCACTTGACCGCATCGTTTCGGCGATTATTCGCCGCCTTTTTAAGCCTAAGTACCATGTGGAGCGGGTCGAGAGATACCAGCTCCCCGGGAGGCTGCGCATCGTCAAGTGGTGCGCAGCACCGGCAGACGCACCGGAGGACGAGCTCCGGCGCATCTTCTCCATCGTAGACGAGCCCCAGTGCGATGATATGGTCGTTTGGTTCTATTCATCGCTTGAGGATATAGGCCGCAAGCCCTTTGACGTTGCGCTCCTTGAGCGCAGTGGCAAGGACGCATGGCCGACCATTAGACGCCCTACCTAGGGGCGTAGAGAGGAGGTGAGAAAACCATGAGCAAAATCGAGAAAGCATACGCCATCACAGATGCAAAGATTTCTTTTGTCAGCCTTGTAGACAAGGCGGCCAACAAGAAACAGTTCCTTATCACCAAGGCGGAGCACGGCTCCGCCTCTTTTGCTTCTTACGGCCGAATCGTCAACGCGGATGCTGATAGCCACTACATCACCGGCATTGTCTATGAGCCCCTCACAGAGGACGCCCACGGCAATTACATGACGGAGCAGGAAATCACCAAGGCCGCGTACTGGTTCGCCAAGAACGGCAATCAGGTGGATGTGCAGCACTCGTTCGAGCCGCTCGAAAAGGCGGCCGTCGTCGAGAGCTATGTCGCACCTTGCGATATGAGCGTCGGAGAGCAGGCCATCAAGAAAGGCACATGGATGATGACCGTCGAGGTGGACGACCCGGATATTTTCGAGAAAGTCCAGAAAGGCGAAATCACCGGCTTTTCCATGGGCGGCGTCGGAAAGTACAGCGACGAGGACGACCCGCTGCCCGATGACGGAGTGGCAAAGGCGGAGGAGCAGCCCGAAAAGGGTATGCGCGGCATCTTCAAGAAGATGGCCGCTGCCCTCGGCTTTGATGTTGTCGAGAAAGGCGAAGTTGCCGACAACTACACCAAGCGCATCCAGAGCGACAACTTCTGGACCGCGTTCTACGCGCTCAACGACGTTCTGTACCGGTACAACTGGGAGAATGACCATTGGGAGTTTGCGTCGGACGAGGAGACCATCCGAAACGCCCTGAATGACTTCAACGACATCGTCACCGAGCTGCTCACCAAAGGACAGCCCGTTGCAAAATCGCTCGAAAGCTGCGCCGTCATCAAGGCTGGCAAGGCCATGAGCAAAGCCAACCGCAGCACGTTGCAGTCCATCTACACCAACCTCGGGGAGTTCCTCGACAAATTCCCCGAAGAAGAACAGGAGGAAACCGAAGTGACCAAGAAAGAAATCGAAGATACCGTGGCGGCAGCCGTCGCCAAGGCACTGGAAACCCAGCAGAAGCCCGCGACCGACCCCGTCCAGAAAGCCGCAGAACCGGCAGCAGAGCCCGCAGCTCTGACCGCAGAGGATGTTGGCAAGATGGTCGAGGCGGCCGTCAAGAAAGCCCTCGGCCAGCAGGAGGAGCCTGAAAAGACCCCGGAGCCGCTGACCGCAGAGAACGTGGCCGACGTCGTCGCAAAGGCTGTTGCAAAGGCTGTTGCACCCGTCCGCAAGGCCGCAGGCCTGCCGACCAACCTGAACGATGATGGCGACCCGGAGGAGGACCCCGTCCAGAAGTCCGAGCCGCATTATCTCGCTGGCATCCTGTAAGGAGGAACAAGCACCATGACTATGAGAAGCAACAAGGCAATCGTGAACGCCGCCGGTCAGACCATCACTACCGCCGGTCTGGCCGCAGGCGGTGCGCTGAACCCGGAGCAGGCGCAGAAGTTCATTCAGCAGACCTTTGAGGCAACTCCTTTGAGCGGCCTCGTCCGCCATGAGCTGCGCAAAGCAAAGACCGGCGAAATCGACAAGATTGGCGTCGGCCGCCGCCTGCTGCGCAAAAAGACCGAGAACACGGACGACGGTTATCGTTCTGGTGTCAAGCATGGCAAGCTGGAATATGCTTGCACTCCCGTCCGCCTGCCGTGGGAAATCACGGAGGAGACCCTGCGTGAAAACATCGAGGGCTCCAACTACGAGACCATCGTAACCAACCTGATGACCCGTCAGATTGGCTGCGACCGCGAGGACCTGTGCCTCAACGGTGACGAGAAGTTCGCCAAGGTCAAGGAGTTCAACTCCTCCGCATCCTACACCGCAGGCGACCTCGTCGCATACAACGACAAGGTCTACCAGTACACCGCCACCCACACCGCGGGCGCATTTGACGCAGGCGAGGCCACCGAGCTGGGTACTGTCGATGACGCCGACTTCCTCAAGGTGAACGACGGCTGGGTCAAGCAGTTCAAGGAGGGCGGCCACGTCGTCGATGTGTCCAGCATCAACTCCGGCGCGATGGTTCTGGATGTGTTCTACAAGGGCCTGCGCGCAGTCCCCGACAAGTTCAACAACGGCTCTCTGCGCTGGCTGATGTCCCCCCACCGCCGTCAGGAATGGGAGCGTTACATCCTGAATCAGGCAGTCACCGCAGGCGGCATCATCACCGATAAGCGCGTCGAGAATCCCGCCAGCGTCCCTGTCGTCGAGGTCCCGGCCCTGCCCGATGACGTTATCATGCTGACCGACCCGAAGAACCTCGTTGTCGTCAACTCCTATGGCGTCGTCATCCGCAAGACCACGGAGGGCCCGGAGGCCATCTATCAGGACAAGCGTTTCTACGTCGTGCATTTCGACTTCGACACGCTGGTCGAGGAGCTGGACGCAACGGCCATTGTGACCGGTCTGGCATCCATCTGACAGGAGGCAGGACGCTATGCACCTTAGACTGATTAAGGGCCTGTCCTATGATGGCGTTGTGCGCGCCTCTGCGGCGCATCCTGACGTCTTTGTGGACGACCCCGAGAAATATACCGCACTGCTGGAAAGCGGTTATTTCGAGGCTCTCCCTGACGCTCACACCGTCACCGGCCATCTGGACGCCGACTTCCTCGGCGAGATGGACGAGGAGCAGCTCAACAAGCTCGCCGACGATATGGGCGTGGACACCACCGGCAAGGACAAGGCGGAGGTCGTCGCGGCCGTCGCCGAGGAGCCCGTGGAAGTCCCCGACATTTCCAAGATGAAGCTCGACGAGCTCAAGGAATTTGCCGAGGACAACGGCATCGACCTGACTGGCTGTACCACTAAGGCCAGCATTTTGCAGAAGATTCAGGAGTATGAGGCGGATGCAGCCGCAGCGGCCGCCATCATCAACCCGGAGGACTAATGGCCGAACGGCCGTGGGTCACGCCGGAGGAACTCAAGGAGTACACCGAGTTTGAGGAAGTAAAGAACCGCGCCGACAGCAAGCTCAAAATTGACATTTCCCGGGCGGAGAGTTGGGTCATCGACTACTGCAACAACAGATTCGACGACCCGGAGAAATACCCCGAAATCCCGGAGAACGTCAAGACGGCGGTCCTCCTTATCGCGGAGGCATACGCCCACAATGCCGCTGAGCAGACCAAAGTCCGCCTCAAAAGCGAGACCTTTGACGACTACTCCTACACGGCAGAGAGCAGCATCATCGACGTCGGGAAACTGGGCGTGGAGAGCCTGCTGGACGATTACGTCGTCGTGCAGCCGCTCAACGGCGTCACGATGCGGTTAAGGAGCCTCTGAGCCAATGGCTATTGAGGACTTCTTTGACCATCGTTGCAGTATCTACCACACCCAGCAGGAGAGCGCGAGCCCCGGCTACGGGCTCCCCGGCTCCCCCAAGTTCAAGTACCCCAAACAGCCGGACCTCGAAGAAGTCCCGTGCCATTTCGGAGTGCGTAGCGCGTCCATCCAAATCGCCCAGCAGCAACCGCAGAACGATATGGACAGCGACATAAAGCTCACGCTCCCGGCCGGAACGGACGTCAGGCTCAACGACAAAATCGTCAGCAGCGAAACAGGACTCGAGTACACCGCAGGTCAACCGCGAAACATCCGAGGGCATCACATGACGGTAAAGATATACCGCACGGCCCAGCAGAGGCCATTGTAATGGCGCAGGTGACATTCGACACGGTGGAACTCGAGAACTTCGTGAAGCGGCTCGGAACGGCCGCGCAGGGCGATTTTAAGCGGTCTTTGAACGGATTTTTACAGGGTCTCGGTATTGAGTTTCTTCGCATTCTGCAAGATGAAATTGTTCGCCGGAACGTGCTGGACTATCGGCTGCTGCTCCACAGTTTCCAAAAAGGCGACAAAGAGAACATCTGGACGCTCGACGAGAACGGCCTGACCCTTGAGGTCGGCACGAACGTCGAGTATGCCAAGTTCGTAAATGACGGCCACTGGACCAACCCGAAAGGAGTGGAGAGGCGTTTTGTTCCCGGACACTGGGAGAAAGCGAACGGAAAGGACCGCTTCATCTACACCCCGGGCGAAAAGACCGGGATGGTCCTAAAAATGAAATGGGTGGAGGGCTCCCATTACTGGGAAAGCTCCATCAAAATCCTCGAAAAGCTCTACCCGGAGCTGATTAAAAAGAAGCTGCAAGGCTGGCTGGACGAGTATTTCAAGGATTTTTTGTGAGGTGAAACCTATGGCTGCCTTAGAGCAGGAAATCGCAAGCGTTATCCGCTTTGTCTTAGACTCGGTTCCCGGGATTACGCCGTACTATTGGAGCATCCCGGAGGGATTTATCATCCCCTCTGTTTTCTTTCCGCAGCCGGAGCTTACACCACGCGGCGACACGTTGCTGTCTTATGCAGTGGAATATAACTTGTACATCAAGTTCTTTTCCGGCACCGACGAGGATGCGTATTCCAACGCGGCGACGGCACTCAACGCCCTCTGTGCAGCCCGCCTGCTTGTCCCGCTCATTGACGAGGCGGGAGCAGCGGTAGGAGGCGGAGTACGGCTCAAAGACCCCGGAGGCGTGAAACGGCTGGACACAGGCACAGCCCAGCTCACACTCCACTGGGACAGCCGCCGTCCGTACAACAGGGTGGATTGCCAGAAGGTGATGCACTACAACCTCGACCTCAAAGCGGCCGAGGAAAAAACTGAATAGGAGGTATCTGCATGGCAGAGAAGAACGCGAGCGCGGCACAGACCGCGCAGAAGTTCCCTATTGAGCGTCTGGCAAAGGCTTGCCGGACGCTTTTTCATGTTTCGGCCAGCACGTTCGCCGGTGCCACGGCGGGCATGACTGGTGAATACACCGTCGAGGAGATGCGGAAGCACATCGACGAGTGGCTCGGAAAGGAGGCCGTTGTTTAATGGCAGGCGGTAAATACGATAAGCTGGCGGGAAAGACCCGCCCGGGCACTTACATCAACTTCGAGAGCGACCGCAACGACACCGTCGGCAACTCTGAGCGCGGCATCGTGCTGCTGCCCCTGATTGGCTACGACTTTGGCCCCGCCAAGACGCCCATCACCCTGACGGCAGCGGCCCCGGATGCTTACAGTGTGGAGCTCGGCCGCAGCGTCTACGACGCGACCAACGATAAGATGCGCCTGATTCGTGAGGCATTCAAAAAGGCTTCCAAGGTCATCGTCTACATCACGGAGAGCGGCACAGCCGCAACCGGAACCGCTACTCCGCTGACCGTAACGGCCAAGTACGGCGGCACTCGCGGCAACGATATTCACGTCTCTGTCGTCACAAACCCCGTCGGCGGCTTTGACGTCACCGTGTATTTGGATGCTGACGCCACCGCTGTGTACGAGGGCGTCAAGACCGTCGAGGAGCTTATTGCAGCCGCAGCAGACGACAAGCTGGTGAAGTTCACCGGTACGGGCGACCTGAAAGCGGCATCCGGCGTGAAGCTGGCAGGCGGCACGAACGTCACCAGCGCAAACGGTGACGTCACCGCGTTTGTGGACAAGATGGAGGGCATCAAGTTCAATACTCTGTGCTTCCCCGTTACCGATGCTACGTTGCAGACCGCAGCCATCACCAAAATCAAGTATATGCGCGAGAGCATGGGCAAGGGCGTGAATGTGGTTCTGCCGGACGCAAAGAGCCCCGACCACGAGGGCGTCATCAATGTCACAAACTCTGTTGTTGTTGACGGCGTTGAGCTGACCCACGCGGAGGCCTGCGCATTCGTTGCGGGCATCACCGCATCCGCAAGCTGCATCAAGTCTAACACCTACGAGGTCTACAACGGCGCGACCGGCATCGTGGACCCCAAGGACAACGAAGCAGCCATTGCGGCCATCAAGAACGGCGAGATGTTCTTCTCCTACTCCGAGGCGGGCAACGTCATCATCGAGTACGACATCAATTCTCTGGTCTCTTTCAAGAAGCCCAAGGACAAGACGTACAGCAAGAACCGCGTTATCCGCACTCTGGACGCTATTCAGGAGGCCATCCAGAATAACTTCCCGCCCAACAAGTACGACAACAGCCCGACCGGCTACGCCGCTATGAAGGGCATCGGCCAGTCCATCCTCAAGCAGTACGAGGATATGGGGGCCATCAAGAACGTGGACTATGACGCGGACTTCAAAATCGACGAATCTTTGAGCAGCGGCGACGAGGTTTATTTCATCGTCGCAATCCAGCCTGTGGATTCTGCCGAGAAGCTGTTCTTCACCGTCAAGACCCGCTAAAGCAGCAGGAGGTAAGTTATGCAGTACAACAAAAACCCTATTAGCCTCC